TCAAATTGTTTTTGCCTTTGGAGTTAGGTACCTGCCAACACAAAAAAAACAAAAAAAAATAACCCGCCCCCCATTATTAAAAAAATAGGGGGGGGGTTAAGACTTAAAAGTTAAAGTTAAACTCTTTGTTGAGATAATCCTTAGTGGCTTTCCTTTCTTTTCGAGTAGAGGTATAGGTAGTGTTCTGTCCAACTAACCACGACCAGTAAATATCCTGATCTTCCCACACACTTACAGGTAACTCTATACCTGTAAGTGGACAGGTTGTGTTGTTATTATAGAATAGATCGAAATCTTCTCGACAAAAATCAGCGTCTATCTTCTCAAGTTTTAGAAAATCAGAAACTTCGATGTTAGCAGCATCTTCAAACGATATGTTATCGTACATGATGTTGTATTTATCGAATATACTACGCACTTTCTTATTTAGCTCTGATGACAACATTCCTCTCTGTGCATTATCTATGACTGTTTTTAAAAGCTCTATTACTTTCATATTTCCTCCTGTTTAAAAAAAACTTTCCTCGTATAAGTACCATCAGACTCTAGCTTATCATCTCTGTGTAAGTGATTATACTCATCTTCATCGTACTCTTTGTCGCCATAGGCGATGTTGGTATACCAATGGTCGATTACCTTATCGTTTTGATCGACAACGTATATTTCATATTCTTTCATTTTTTCCCCCTTGCACAGCATGTGCTGTGCTGTTGTGCTTAGCGTGTACATACTTAGCTGCTAAGCTGTTCTTCTTAGTGAGGGCTATCATTGTAGCCCTTGCTTTAGCTTTGGCTCTATGGCCACGTTTCGTGGCCACATAAGCAGTGCAAAAATCTACTACGTTATTCATATTGACCCTCGAAAGCGTTGCTCAATTCGTCACACAACCTGTTTGCATTATCCAGCAGAAAAGTATCTTGAATGTTGTGTGCATCTTTTTTAAGCCAAGCAAGAAACTCATTTCTCGCAACAACGTGATCGTATTGATCGTCACAGCAAAAGTTATATATATCTACTAACTTGTTATAAGCTTTTGTTTGTGCACTATCTAGTGCTAGTGAGTGGTGACTATACATGTTCACCTCCTATGCAGACGTGGCTAGCCGTGTAGCCATCGCCTAGCTCGAATTCGTACTCAACCTGATTGTCAACACACTCGTCACACTTGACGAGATACCCGTTTGCGATATGCCCATTATGTCTAGAAATTTCGTCTACCAGCTCGTAGCCATAGATGCTATCCACGCTCTGAGTTTCGCCACAAAACGAACAGGTGTGGCGACTAGCCGTAGACATAGCAGCAGGTGTTGCGTATGTAAGGTCATCGCATCTAAAACCACAATCTGTAAGCTTAACACTTACATCCTTAGCTTCTGTAACTTCCTTAAAAGCCGTAACATTTATTTCCATTCTTCCCCCTATTGGGTACATAGTACCCTGTTGTGGGGGGCTAAAAGCCCCCAGATTAAACAAAAACCTTTAGTATGTGCACTATGCACACTACTAAGGTACTGGCCGCTACGGCCAGCTCTAGGGCTATGTAGCCCTGTTCCTCGCAGAAACCCAGCCTGCGGCTAAGCTCTGCTGATAAGTCCCGCCTGCAGACAGCGTCCAACCCCTCTGGGTCTATAGACCCCAGGGTCTCGTTGCTTGCCGTAGATAGCCACCTTAGACGCTCATTCTTGCGTCTAAGATTAAGCAGCTTACCTGTGACTGTAAGTACATGTAGCTTATCTGCACTCTCGATTATGCTCATTTTTTACCCCCTCTGGGGAGCTGTACTCCCCTGTTGTAGAGCCTACAGGCTCTAATTCTTATTTAAAATGTCTGGGTCGAGACCCAGAACAAGAACATCTATCTCGTTCATTTTTACCTCCTATTTTTAGTCACAATATACTTATCGGCACATTTTTTTAAAACTTTAGCTTTTTTTTTATTTTTTTTTTCGTATCATATTGACACATGTGTCACAGTGTGTTATATTGATACATTCAAATGAGACAGTGTCGAAAGTGTCCAAATTATATACACCCCGAGTGTCAATAATATAGACACTTTTTTGGCATGATATTTGCAATGCAAAAAGTGTTCCGGCACGGAATTTGCAATGCAAAAAGTGTGCCATTCAATGTCTCATTTTGATACATGTCTCATTTTGATACATGTCTCATTTTGATACATGTCTCATTTTGATACATGTCTCGATTTGAGACATGGCAGGAGTGGGGGCATACAACTTCGAATTAATTTTCACTGTCCAGGAAATTTGAAAATCGAAAAAAATCTTGAAATCTAGAAATGGGTTTTTGAAAAAGAGTTTCCGGCAACCAGATCTGGTAAAAGGCTAGTAACTTTCCAAATTGCTATGCGAAGAACCAGAGAGAGTAGAGGCCGGAAACCACCTATAATGTATCGATTAAAGAAAATAAATCAACCGTTTGTTTTGAAAAAAAGGCGTTTGCGATCAATGAATAAGTTTTTTTTATTTTAGGAGTAAAAAAAAGCAAAACCGCAAACGCCTAAACACTATATATACAAGCTCTTTATAAACATTTTAAAAAAAATAGCCAAATGAATTCTGATTAACGCTCTGTGGCAGAGAGTTTGCTTTCGTTTATTCCGCCAGCTGTTGTGTTTTCAGTGAAATTTTCTATATCTTTATCTACGGGGTAATCACTGCCCATCCATTTAAGTTCAAAAACTCCGTGTTTCATTGTTTTTCTATGAGTAAATTCACAACCTTTATGAGACTCTAAATATTCATGATTGATGAGTTGGTCTACGAGTTTATCAAACTCTGGTGTCTTGTCTTTTTTTTCTAAGTCATACTTAGCTTCAACGCCTACTAGTTCACCTTCAGGCATTAGGTTATCTAGTTTTTTTTCGTCTAAGGTGGGTATTTTTTTTGTAACTTTTTTGTCGTGTTTTTCAAAAGATTCTGTCTGTTTTCTTTTTAGGTATCGTTTTGTATCACTAAGAATATCGACTATTTCTTTTGTTTTATTTGGTCCATACATCAACTGTAATGAAATAAGATTGTCTGTTGTAAAAAATTTATCTAATCCACGACTTTCACATTTGCAATACTGCAATAGTTCTGAATATAGGTGAAACTTATAATCTGTGTCGTCTGGGTCTAATGCTTTGGAATATATTTTTTCAATATCTGATTTTTTAATTTTTAACTCATCGTAGTGATATTTCATTCTCTCATATGATATGAAATGTCCCAGGTCATTACTTAGGTATTCATCCAATTTATAGACAAGAAGTTTAATGGCCGCAAAAAGGTGTATAGTTGGTTTACTATAAGTAAGTTGGTTTATTAAAGTTCTTAGTTTTTCATATTTTGAAAAATCATTCATTTTTTTAGTTCCCTTTGTGAATAATAATAGTTCGGTTTCTAGAGTTTTCGCCTAAAATGAGCGTTTGTAGGCCTTCTTTATAGTCTGAATCTGTTATATTGTCCAACTGTCTTGCAGTTTTTTCATCTTTCGGGTTAAAAGAAATATGTTCGCCTATTTCATGGCCGTCAAATTTCCAATGACACCATAAAACTTCGTGCCAGTCGGAAAGTACAATTAGTACTCTTGAGCTGGTATTCTCATTTTCATTGGTTATTAGAAAGTCATAACAAACTTCATTAAGATAATTTATAAGTTCTTCTCTAGAATTAATCATTTCTTTTTTTTCTTTAATATAGAGCAAGTTTCATTAATTTTATGAGCTTTGTCTTTTAGTAACATTCTCTCAGCATAATTAGCATTAGCATAATATTCTGCAAATTCTAATAAAATTACAGCCTTGGTCTCTGTATCTATTTTCTTGTCATAAGTCTCTAATAAATACAATTTAAAAAGTTTACTAGCAATCTTATTAAGAGAATTCAATCTATCTTTATCAATATCCGCTGTGACTGTGGCACATTCTTCTTTGAGGCGTCCATCATTGTCCAGTGAGTATACAGGCTCTGTAATATGTACCTTATTTTTGCTTTCGTCTAAATAAACTCTACACATTCTTGAGTATTCTTGATACTACAACTATTATGAAGGTTCAAGAAGAAATATACAAAGATGAATGACGAGCTTAAAATTGCCAATGATGCATTCTTAAAAAAGAATGAGTATTGTAAAAAAGAAACTGGGCATGTATTATTTTCACCAAGTCAGTTGAAATTGTGGGATACTTGTCCTGGTGCGTTCTGGCTGTGGAAACCTGGCATAGGCGAGGACAAATATGTCGAGCAAAGAAAGCATGGTGTGAAGGTCCATGTAGAGTTAAAGCAAGCCATTGAAGAAATAAAAGTTAAAGAACATATTATAAATGACGGTAAATATGAAAAGGATACAGTAGCTATTTTGAATAGGTCTAAATGTTTTTTAGAGTTATGTCGAGGTAGTAGTAATGTTATAGGTCATTCAGAGCTTAAGCTTGTATCTAATAAAGTATCTGGCCTTGAAGGCACTTCTGATTTTTGTATGTGCATACATCTAGCCAATACCGAACCTAAATTCTTAGTAGCCGATTTTAAAACTTCGAGAACATATCAATACACTATTAAGCAACATGCAATTCAATTATATGGTTACCTTATGATGTATATGGAATCTCACAAAGTTGACGATAAAACAAACTACATGAGTCTTCTTAATTATGTACAGCCATCTTTTGAGGATGCTCGTACTTTTATGTTTAGTGTTGACGACTTATCTAAGAGAATATTTGCAATTAAAAAGAAGGTTCTTATGGCTATGAATGAGCCTACAAACTATATAAGTCATGATTGTAATAATCCTTTTTGTCCAGCTAAGTATTATGAACCAGGAGCATTAAATGTTTAATCAACCTTTCTAAGGTGCTTATTTACCTCTACTAAATAGTCGGCCACTTCATCAGCAATACAATATAGTCTGTCAGTGGTTTTAAGGCTAAAAATTGTGCATCTTAATATAGTATCAAAAACAAAAGTTGTTATTTCTGAAGGGCTTGTATGTTTATAAGATATGAAGAAATCAACACCAGGTTCGTTTAATACGTCTTCAACTATTTGTTTTCTCCTCAAGAAGTCTTCTGAAGAATTCGGCACAGTATTAGTAACTCTACCAGTTTTAGAGTCAGTTTCTTGCTCTGAAGACTTAAAAATATCACTGTTTATGCCTTGGACTATATTTATAGCTAACTTTTTATATTTATGTCTTTCTAGTTTGGTCACCTTTTTGCCATCCTTTTGTTTGTACAAATTTGATATAATTTGCAAATAGAAATTCACATATCATATCCAACTTTTTAGCAGGCTCTAACTCTAATTGTCTACCGAACATTTCATGATACAAATCTATCAGTTCATCATGAATCTTGTCGTCTTTTAAAAATTTATACCAACCTAATTCAAAAGTAAGCTGTGCATCTGTACGTTTTTTAACATTCTTTTCCTCTTGCTTTATGAAAGTATTTTTCATTTTTCTTAGGTCTTTTTCATCAAGATAATGGTTAGATATTTTGAACTTATGTGAAGCAATCATAGACCGCTTAGACTCTCTTACCTGTTCAATGGTTAATGCAAATTCCTTCATCATATTTCGAGTTTCATTAAACCTAATAAATCCTCTAGATTCAATACAACCTTTGGTTTTTCACGGCTCCGTGAATAAATTACCATGGGCTTGTATGGTTTTTGTCCAATTTTGTGGGTATATTTGCTATTAGTTTTTGTTAATTCTTCTGCATTCCTTTCAGCTTGTCTGAATGCTTCTGGTATATTTGGACGCTCCATCTTTTTGCATTCAACAGCAAAAGGAAACACACCATTTGGATCATATATATCGACTCCACCACAACTTGCACTTGATTTGTATAGGTGTATACCAGTAGCAACCTCTAACTCCCGTTGGACCCTTCTTTGAAACTCCATCCCCTTTGCTTTTATTGCTCTACCTACTTTCATGCATACTCGCTATCGTCATTCAGTTTAATATTGCTCAAATCCTTAGAGATTTTTGCATACAACTGTGATCTGTTTTTTACACCGACTTTATGAAAAACTTGTGTCAAATGACTCTTAACAGTTTTTTCGCTAATCAATAAAGTTTTACCCATACTACTCCCAGTTATAGGTTCACAAGCATTAACATTTGCAATATATAAAGCCATAGTAATAAACTCAGCATTAGACAAATTATACTTAGAATACAACTTAAATAGATGTACCAAATTAATCAAAACAACCCCCAAATCAAATCTGATTAACGCATATCGTTATATCTTTATCTTAGGTATTGCACCTAGATATTGAAAGTGTTTCCTTAGTAGTCCGATATGGTCTTCAACGTCTGTTTTTTCGTATATTTTTGATAGGTGTGCGTATATGGTTTGTAGTTTTTTATTTGTATATTTAGCGATACCGTGTGCATTAAGCATAAGATTCAGTGCTAATCCTAAAGTTTCACTTTCGCCCTTAGTAAGGATACTAGTATCAAAAAATGTATCTTGAGGTTTTAATAGTATATCTATCGGTATATTTTTAGGCATATTACTATATGTTTTTAATGTGGCATAACATTACAATCGTCTTGTTTCCTTTGGTATATTTTTCATGCAAATCGTCTAAAATATCTAAAGCTTCAGTAATCGTGTGTGCTTTTCCCCAGCCAAATTCTTGACCTATGTTCCTAAATTGATAACCACCATCTTTATATCTAAAGTCCTTCTGATAGTCAGGAAAAGATATGTGTGTAAAGGTGTCACGGAATGCTGTTGCAGAGTCTAATAAACGTTGGTGAGCAATTCTTAGTTTGTCCTGTCTAAGTGTCATAGACCGCCTTAGGAGTATATTTGCATAGCCAATCAGCATTGCTTTTATTTGTCCAAATACAAAGCTTCTGGTTACCAGTTATGTGGTCGTGATCTATATGACTTTCCAGAGTTTCTTCATTAGACGAGTTCAAATTAATACAATGTTCTTGGTTAATCCCATCGTCATTGGTCCAAAATTTGCCACGCAGTTCATTTGTCTTTGCATAAGATGGACATTCTTTATAATTCAATTTAGGTGCACATCCACCTATTCCTACACAAAATAACAAAACGCTTAGTATTTTCATATGTCATACCCCTTACTTTTAAGATATTCTATTACTTCTTCATAAGATGAACCAGCTTTAAGTTTTGTATGAATTTGCTCTCTAATTTCTACAACTTGTTTTTGTCTATAGGCTTTCATTTGAGCATAAGCTTCTGCATTTGCAGTGATGCCAGTATCATTAGCCAATCTAGTTAAGAATTTATCTATACGTGCTTGAGTAGCATCCGTTGCTTTTTTAGTTTTCTTTTTTTTAGGTTCGTCTGTCATGTTATAAGATTCTTGTTTTGTGTTGCTTCATTACCATTAACTAAACCATTATCACTTGTATAAACTCCGTAGTCTGAAGCGTCAAGAAATGTTGGTTCTGGATTCATAGTTTTTTATCCACATCTAATATTTTGTTATATTTGCATGCAGTTAATTCTAGTCTGTCATAACTAGAAACATATTTTTTGTCATTCACATACATTTCTTCACAAGTAAGAATGTAAGCTTCTCTGTTACCTTCACTTACAGTTTCTACTTTAATTTTTCTAATGCCCTCTATGGAATCTAAAGCAGCCTCTATGTCTTGGACTGCCACAGCTTTCAATCTAAACTCTTCATTTAGCTTTAAAACTTTTAAGGGACTAGATGCACAGCCCACTAAAAACAGCAATAATGTAAGTACTATTGATAGCTTCATAATAGATTTGTATTCCTCTTCAACTCTTCTCCGCTTTTCCCATGAATAACCAACCGAGCGTGCTCCAAACGGATGTAAACAATGAAACACAATCAATTTCCATATTTTTTTAATCTTTTTCAATCTTGTGTTTCTACAGCTTCTTGTTTGTCTGTTTCTTCTGCCACTTTTTCTCCTTTTGCCTTCTTGGCTCTTTTCTTTTTAGCGTTTGATTTTAAAGCCTCTGCTTTTTTTAAGCATCTGTAGTGATATTTAACATCTACATCTTGGCCAAGTGTAGTATAAGCACCTTGTACTAGTTTCTTGCATACAGGACACTTACCACGAGTTCCCATTCTGTTACCATAACCTACAACTGCCATTATGGTTGAGAATAACAAATCAAAATGATTCTGGCTAGACTTTATGCGTTACCTAAAAAATGAAGTTTTCACGGTGGCAGACAATGTTATGCCAGTGGTTCCGTTTGAACCTTGCCAGTGTCTATATAGACCAGCTTCATTATCACCATTCTTAACCAGCATTAGTTTGTATGTGCCAACTAATGTAGAGCCGTTATATACTGGCACTTTAAACAATTCTATTCCATTTAAGTTTCCTGTACTAGAATAGACAAACGCTGTTTGTGAGCGTAGTACACTGGCAAAAACAATGTTTGATAGAGTGATTTTTCTATCATTTGCAGGTGGACTGGCCTGTCCCTCTACAAATGTGAATGCTGCATCACCACTAGATATTGTAAGATGTAATCCAACATGAAACTCACCATTCTGTTTGTCTGTATCGTCTAAATCCAGTGCAGGACTATAGTAGTCAGGTGCTCCAGCTCTGGTGCTAGCATTAGTTCTTATAGCAGTTATGCCAGGACTTGCATCACTTAAAACAATTCTGTAAGGGTTATTAACTGGCATTTTATTGTTAGGGAACCTGTCTGTGTTACCAGTAACAACTTCTTTAATTACTTTTACTTCATTTCTATTGTCTCTTGCCCATCGATTATTATTTAATACAATGTTGACGCCAGTTGTTTTTGCACTAGTTGTATAGAATGAAACATCAAACTCGCCACCTATCTTTGCAGTTGTGGATTCAATCCCTGCAGCTCCTGTACCTAATCTGTAAGCATAATTAGTTGCAGTATCATTCGCTGAATCTCTATCAATATATGTTTCAGTATAAATGTCACCTCTAGTTGTAGCTTGAGAATGCACTTCAATAAATATTCTGTTAGGCGGACTTGAACCTAAAACTGATTTTAACAAGTTACACTTAATTGCACCAGGTGACTCTTGCCATTCAAAAGTGCTATCACCTACAAAGTTTCCTGTCCTATCTGTAACATTGCTCCTGTGAACATTTCTATCAACTGAACCAGCAATTAACTCTTGTAACTCACCATTGTAATTTACAATGTCACCTATGCTTGAGTCTGTAGGGTCTGGCAATGTAGACAATGATTCTAGTTTTTTAGATGTACCAACAGCAGGTATTTTTGCAATAGGTATCAATGCAGAAGAAGATTGTCTTGCAAAGTCCTCTAAATCAATATCTAAAACATTAATACTCAATGTAAATGAATCTGTGCTGTCTGAACCAACTAACCAAACCCCAGCACTTGTTATGCCCACAAAATAGGTTGAACTTAAATGGTTAATAACAAGTGAATTGCTAGTATCTATAAGCAAGCCTGCAGAGGTTAATCTAGTTTTATTGAGTAAGTCAGAGGCACCTTCTCTATATGTAACATTGTCTATAGTTATATCGATAACATCCCCAGCTATCGGAAGGTGTGTAGTAGCACCTGTTATAGCTTGTGATCTATCTGCTGCACTTGGAGTAATGCTAGCATCTGTTACAATATTAGTTGTTTTTCTTAATTGATTTTCAAAGTTTTGTATTTGGTTTATTTGTTTAACTTCTGCTGCACTTGCACCAAAGCTTGCTGCAGCATCAACCAATGGCCAATCACCGCCCCCAGAATGTATTTTTAACTGTTTGTTATTAATTACACGAGTATCGAACCATAAATCACCTTCCTTAGCAGAAGAAGGTGGACTTGCCCCTACATAAACTGCACTTACTTTATTGACTGGCCAACGGTCAGTGTTGTTTTGTAATGCTATTGGATTAATAGCAAGAACATCGTCCTCTTCAATAACCCATCTAGCATCACTAGTAAGAACATTTAGTGGAGTCTGTCTGTTTACATCTGAATAGAATTCTACAGAGAAGGGTTCGTTTGCTGTAAATCCATCTGTGCCTCTAGTGGCGTCGATACCTGGTTCACCTGATTTTCTTATATATCCATAAGTTGTACTAGTGTCTGCAGGTGCTACATGTTGTAATGCAGTCTTTGCATACAATGTATTTCCATTAGAGCTTTGAAGTTTTACAGTTATATATAAGTTTGTAGGTGCAGTCCCACCTAATACTGATTTTAATAAGTTTGCATGTATATTGCTTACAGTGTCCCATTCAAAAACAGTATCACCAATATAAGTACCACTTCTGTATGTTAGAGTTCCTTTGTATATATGTCTGTCAGCAGAGCTTCTTTTGTAGAGTTCGCCATTAACATTAACAATATCACCGTCTGAATAGCTAGCTATGTTTGGCAATGCCGATAATGAATCAAGTTTACCTTCGAGGCCTGTACCAGCTGGTCCAGTTGCTCCAGTATCCCCTTTATCGCCTTTGTCCCCTTTGTCACCTTTAGGACCTTGTGGTCCTGTTGGCCCTTGTGGTCCTATTGGACCAGCTGGACCTTGTGTACCAGCAGTCGTAGTAGAATCAACTAATACCCATGTAGTAGCATTCCATATCTTTAAAGCATTAGGATTGACAGAAGTGTCGTACCATAGTTGTCCTACTCGAGGTGATGTTGGTGCAGTATTGCTACTAGTAACTCCTGTACCACCTGTACCAGCACGTGGCTTCGGTACAAGTCTATATACTCTAGCACCATGATTATATTCTAATATCTGTCCATTATTAGCAGAAGTTGGTGTTGGCATATCAGACAAATAGCTAGAGCTAATTGCAGGCAAGGTTGATAGAGTAATTGCACCGTTAGCGAGCTTTGCTGCAGTAACTGAATTGTTAGCTAGATTAACTGTACCAACTCCACCTGCTGCAATCTTAGTACTTGTTACTGCAGAGTTTTGTAATTGGTTTGTACCAACTGCACCTACTGCAATTTTTGCCCCAGTTACAGAATTGGTAGCAAGCTTATTGGTAGTAATACTACCGTCTGCTACAGTTATGCCTGTGAATACTCCTGCTGCTAAATGAGATCTGGTTATTGTGCCTGCTGCAATCTTAGCCCCTGTTACAGCACTGTTGCCTATTTTGTCGGTTGTTACTGCGGATGAGGCAATCTTAGGACCTGTTACGGCTAGTGATGCAAGCTTAGGTGTTGTTACTGAACCGTTTGCTAGGGTACCAGTACTGGTTATTACTCCAGTTGAACTGCCACCTCCCCCACCACGAGCAGTGGCTAATCTTTGTAAGGAAGCTGCCTTAACTGGTAAGCCAGCTTGAAACTCGCTCGCTGCTACTGTAGCCATTTGTCCCCCCCCTGTAATATCACGTACAATCTATGCATTTTCAAGTGCCGATACTCTAGTACTTAAATCATTAATGGCCGTGATATTTGCATTAATTTCTCTAGTGTTGTTTGCAATGGTTGTAGACTGATCAGTTATACCGCTTATGCGTGTCGAGTTAGCAGCTATGCTCCTGCTATTGCTAGCTATATTAGTAGTATTTGTGCCTATATTAGTAGTATTTGTGCCTATATCAGTAGTATTAGTAGCAACTTGTGTCAATGTAGCATTAACTGATGCAGTCAATTGTGCAGTACCTACAGCTCCTGCTGCAATCTTAGCAGTTGTTACAGCTCCTGCTGCAATCTTAGCCTCTATAATACTGTTATCCTTAAGCTTAGCTCCCTCTATAGTGTCGTCTAGAATCTTAATGTTTGTAACAGCATCGTCTGCAAGCTTAACATTTGTAACAGCCATGTCAGCAAGTTTAGTTTCAGTCACTGATAAGTCTTTTATATGTTGCTCTATAACCGCATCGTCTTTTATGTTTTCAGACTTAACTAACGGTATAGGAATGAATTTTCTTTTTAATGTACCTTCACCTAAAGCTTCTGAATCAACTTCTGTAAGAATTTTAGTTTCATCAAATGTAATTTCATATTCTTTGTCTGGCTCCCATCCTTTTCCAACGCCAACTTTCCTTTCTATAATATGTGTTACAAACAATATTCTAATTCTAACCTTCTGTATAATATCGAACTCTTCATTCTGGCTTATAGCTACTTTTCGTCTGCTTCCCGATAAGAATGTAGCTTCACCTTCCCAGTCATTAGTTATTGCCTCTAATGAAGATTCTTTAATATCCCTATTGAATGTTACTACTACTGGCTTATCAACATTCTTGTCTGAAACAACTTGGTTTAATACGTCTACTGATTCAATAGCAAATTCTGGCCTTAACTGTACTTGAAATTCATATTCTTTAGTTCCTTCACCTAAAACCTGTCCTCTAATATCTTCTGTAACTTTAGTTTGGTCTAATGTTAATGTGTAAGTTGCTTCAAGGTCCCATCCATCTTCTGGAGCAGGCAATATTACTTTGTTTTTAAGTGTGGCAGATATGACAGGTGTTTTTTCCCATGAAGTTGTTATGCCTTTTATCGACCTTAAGTTATGGTCAAAAACAAATTCAAGGTCTGAATGTCTGTCTTCAATAGCAGGTAATACTATTACTTTGTCTGCTTCATCTGATAGTTGAGTAGCAGTTATACTAGACTCAACAGCCTTAGCATTAAAGTCTAGCATTTCATTAACTACATTAAATGTAAAGCTTACCTCATCAGTACCATAATAAAACCTTAATAAAGTAGCGGGCGGACTAAATATCGAGTCTGCTTTAAGTGTTAATGTGTAAGTACCAACTGCCCATGCAGTATCAGGTCTAAAAATAAAACTTCTGTATGAAGTTGAAGCTGTAATTAATGTGTAAGGTACGTCAGAACTGCCTAACTTAAGAGACATAAATTCATCTTTGTTAGAGTTGTTTATAGGCATTCTTTTTTCTAAAGAAGCTATTATTAGTACATCTGGGTCTCGCCTCAGACCATATACAGGTCTAGAAAAATTAACTACTAATGGGTCGTCAAAAGTTGGTAGAATGTTTACTGTGTTATCTGGTTCTTCCTCACCTTCAGGCGGAGTATACCCCACACGTTTTATGTCAACTCTATTTAAGGTACATGAATTTACCTTAAGTGGAGTGTCCCCTACACCATTCCTGAAATAGTTTTTAAAATTCTTTGTTAATTTATTATTGCCACGGTCTACCAAATCTTCATTAATTACAATTCTATAACTGCCTTCACCTAATGGACTAGCAGTTTTAATTGTTACTCTAGTACCAGTTTCATCTATAGTAGCTTTTTGTACAAAAACTTTATGCAATTTTCTAGCCAAATCTTCAGACACACCTGTTACACCGGTTGGTGTAATCCAGGCATCTCTCAAAGTTTCTTCAGCAAAGAACGTGGGATACTGTTGCTCTATATGTACCAATCGTCCTATGTTTATATTCGATAGTTGTATTAGTGAAACGCCTGCAAGCGAACCGGGAAGAAACTTCTGTTCAAACATTCTATCACTAAAAACAACTTGAATGTCTTGTACCGATTGAGATCCGTCACCTAGATTAAATACTGCCTGCTCCTCTGATTTGGCAATAACGTGTGTAGACATTTTTCCACCTAAAAAGGTGTTTCCATCTACTGAACATTCTAAAACCTGTGGTACAGTTGTATCAGCACTTTTAGCTTTAAAACTAAAACTACGAATACCTGCTACTGAATTGCCAGAGTAATCCTGTAAAGTTTGATTGAATGCTATTGTATATACATGATCTACATGCATTACTAAACCACTTATACTTATCGAATCGCCTTCATCACTAACACTAACTTGATAGACGCCAGGACTAAGTATAATAGTTGAAGAATAATCACCGTCCCTATAAACCTGTGTGATTGTAAACAAATTAGATATGTTTTCGTTTGTTAGTTCTACACCTGTACTAAACCTAACAGCCTTAGAAAAACCAAACCTTATTACAAAAGCCCTTTCATCACTTAATCCAACTAATTCAGGAGTACTCCCTTGCTGCAAGAATGAATAATTGTTTACTAACGCTTCAGTAATTTTAGGTGCAACAGAAGTTACAGAAGGTCTAAAGTACCAACTCTCACCTGGTAAGTCTAAGTTATCACTATCTCTAAATCTGCCAGAATTAGTGGTGACTGCATATGTAGTACCATTTCTATACCGACCACTTATCTTAACTTGGTTAGCATTAATTGCACTAATCCTTGGTCCTGCAGCTGGAACATTCCCTACAGTTACTTGAACCAATCTAGATAAGGCTGCCCCTGTTAATCCAGCACCACTTTGTTTGTCATATATTGGTTCACTAAATGTTATTATAATATCAGCATCTGTGGATGCTACGGATGCAGGCTTATCAGAATCTCTACTTAATAAAATTCTGGCCATTCTAACAGACAAAATTCTAGGTGGTTGTAAACCTACACCAGTACCTTCACATCTGTAATCATAAGTTGGAGTAAAGTGTGTACCATCGTCTAGTGCAGTTGAACCATAAGCAAGGATAGCAGCAGTATTATATTGATTGTACAAATCACTCATAATAAAATCTACAAATATGCCGTCTGTAGACTTACCTACAATCATTACTTTTCTTTTTCCAGTTGACTCTAAATCTAACAATACAGGGTCACCTATGTTCATGTCCCCATAAGTTCTGTTTTGTCCAAAGAAAGGTGTCCTAACCCTGTAGACTGTATTTACAGAACGTCTAGTATAAAGTTTGTGTTGGCTAATTGTTTCTGCATCTATTTTGTCGTACAAATCTAATTCTAAGTTCAATATTTGCCTTTCAAAAGCAAATGCACCTATGTTATCAGCAGTAAAGTTGTATTCTTCTGTATCATTTCTATACTTTGTTTTGACACCATATGATTCAAGTTTCTTACTAGATTGATGTGTGATTGAAATTACATCTGAATCACTTAAGTACACAATGCCTTGGACACTTGGTCTAAGAGAAAAATACTTTGCTTTGCTTGCATTGCCAGAGGTAAATGTTATTGCATTTTCGGCAGAGAAGTTTATTTTGTTTAAAATATCTATAGCTTTAGTAGTATGGTCAGCTTTGATACTTAACAATTCATTGTCATATCCTTTACAAAAAGAGTCATCTTCGAGTTCAATGAAGTTTCTCTCTGCGGTTGTACCAACTTTATCACCTGCAAAAGCTTTTTTGATTATGTCTCTGCAAGAAAATGGTGGGTTATATTCAACACCATAAGTGTCAAACTCTAACTCGTCTTCGTCATTAGGTATTTCATATTCAGGGTCATATCTAAGTTTAATTGGTATAGGAGTGTCTATCTGTGTAGGTATTCCAGCTTCACTAAAAAACTGCCATGGTGCTTTATAATTATAAGTTTCAAATGATATTACAAATCTTTTAGGTAGATAGTATATTACAGCTTCGCCCTCTAAACCCTCGGTTGTAACAGCTACCTTAATTTCATCTTCAACTCTTTTATCTGTAACTATTGCAGGGATAAAAATCTTAGATCTGGCTCGTCTGCTTGTCAGGTTAGGCAATACATTTAAATTGATTATACTGTGTGTCAAAGTAATATCTTGACCACGATTATAATTAAACAAATATCCATGTGCCCTATTAAATTCAGAGATATTATTATGTCCAAAGTTTTCATCGTACAAAGTTTCATAGAATGAAATGTCCATAATATTTCTATGGAACCTTCTGGCCTCTAATAATATAAAGCTACCAACTCTTATTTCAGAATATGCCCTACTGTTATTTTCAGCGAATGCACTTTCCCCATCTGCTATACCAACTATAGACTTTGGATTAAAAAAAGACAGGTTGTCTGTAAATGTAGCTATAGTACCAAATGTGTTATTCTTTTCTATAATCTCGCCAGTGTCTGGGTCTTTAATAAAACTTCTTGAAGCTCTAGTATCTAATTGAAAATTAGTACCCTTCTCTTTTAATCTGTCTGATTGAAATAAGAATGGATCTATTTTGTATACGTTCTCTGGTATAGGTTCATTAGGGAATCTTCTTTTAATACTTGCTAGTGGAGCTGCATTTGCAAATCGTCTAAAAGCCATCTGTCAAAACCCTACCATCACTTAAAGTAACTTTTTGTAAAGGCCTTCTTTTAATTGTTTGGCCAACAGTAGCAAATTTGTTATTATCTAAAGTAGCAGCATTACCAACTATGTCAGTTATTGTAGCGTATTGAATATTATTATAATCATTATCGTTTAATAATGTATCACCAACATTAAACAAATCTGGTACAATTTCAGGGTTTACATATTCAAATGAATACTGATAAGAATCTGCACTAATAACTCTAGCACTAACTTCTTTATGTTTTATGCTACCAACTCTATAATATCTACCTCTGGCAATAGCTCTGTGGTTAGTTTTAACTTTAAATTCTATTGCAGAACCTGTGTCTACACCTAAATCAAAAAATTCTGTAGCATCTTCAAATTCAAATACTTTCCATCTGTGTTGACCATAAGTAAAGATTCTATCTATTGTTAAACTAGTATTTTGTATTGTTAATACATCCCCTTTACCGATATAGTCATGCGTGTATAACCATAGGTCTATGGGGTTTCCATTCCAATCGTCTTGGTCACCGTCAATAGATGCAATAGTATCAGTGTCTTGTCCTGTCATAACAAAAACTCTATTTGGAAAGTCAGCACTTAATTGCATATATCTCAAATAAACTTTAAACTCTTTGAGTTTTGGATCTAAAACTTTTCCTTTTAAGTTTACAGCTCTGCCATAACAATATTCACCTTCAACATCTGTAAGACTAGTCCCTAACTTTCTATATTGATTTGATACCGTTATGCTAATGCTTTGTTTTGTTTTGCTTACACTAGAAACGCTACCATAAAAGAATCTTGTAGGTGCAAGTCCACCGTTTTTGTGAGATTGAAAAATAACTTCCTGATCTAATATATCGAACTCATCTTTAGCCAAAGTATCATTTAAGCCTCCATCAATATTAATTAAAGAAAAATTAAATGTACGAGTTTGTATCAAGTTGCTAGATTGTATGGAAACTTCGTCATTAGTTTTTCCCATATCACCTAATCTGTCTTGATAGGCGTTACTATTGCCAAACTTTTTTTCTGTGAATGCAAATCTGTAAGTTAATGTTACCTTGTCGTCTGATTTGCTTGCTACAGGTCTAGTGAAACTAACGCTACCACGTCTTGCCCTGAATGAAGACAAAGCTTCATTTCCAACAGTAACCCCTACAATGCTAATGTGTTCATTGTTTCTACTAAGAGAGTCACTATAGCTACTGCCAGAAGCGTTTACTTGTCTCTTGGCATTAATCAGACATGATATAACATTTTCTTGCTGTGCCACTTGTCACCATTTACCTGCTGTGGCTAGAGGATGGTCTTCTTGGCAAACTCTTCAGTATTTTATCTGCTTTTTTATCTAAGTTTAGTATGGATGCTTTTAAATCTCTTATATCTCTTTTAACTACACTTAATTCTGATATTATATCAACTCTTGACTGTTCCACGACTGTAGCACTGTCACCTAACTTTTCATTCAGCTTTTCATTTATAGCTTCTTTAAGTCTGTTTTCTATTTGTCCAGACTGTATTCCGCCAACTATTACATTTTTTATTCTGCCAAAGATACCCATAAACCCCCCTAGGTTAAAAAATTAAACTTATGTTTCCAGTTACCTCTAAAGTTGAAGGTGCTACGCCAACACCTATGTATACAGGCAATACAGGCATTCTTTTTTGTATAGAAAAGTGATGCGTTACCTGCATGTTTCTAATACTCACTCTAGGTGAGTAACTAAATATATATTTATGACCTTGTTTTATTTTTTCTATTTCTTCCTCGCTAGTTTCAATTTTGTTTCTAACTTGTAATACATCAAATCCGCCCTTTGAATTATTGCCTAGTAATGTAATATCACTGTCCACTTTCTTGTGTATTAAGTGATAGAAAGCAATCATTGCAATTACAAAACCAACTGCAAACATTAGCTTAGTAGCAGAACTAAGCATTTTAAAAACTCTGTTTAACTTTTCCCCCGTCATTAAAATATCTTAAATATTGCCCATACTCCTACAGAAGTTATAGTCACAAACCCGACCTCTAGCAAGACTAAAGTCATAAGACCCCCTATCGTTTTCCATTGCTGTTATAAGCAATCCAAACTAATATACAGACACCGACAAAACTGGCAAATAACAAAAAGCTAATCATTTAAGTTCCCTCTGTGAATTTAAGACTACAATCGTAGCGTTCAAACGACCTAGGACGCCACATTGGATACTCATCAAAATATCCAGTGATTGATAATCTAGTAGCTCCATCTGTAAACACCTTATCGCCTCCATCTAATGATATAGTCAACTTTTGATGTATTCCAACTATAGCAAACATAGCATCTAATTGCCGCCTTTCTTCTTTATTGCACAGTGGCAATGTGCCTGAAACTTTTCTAAGTGAAGGTCTATGATTAACAAACTTTTTTCCGAATTTGTTAGTTTCTATGTCGTCCATAGATTTTCTTGTGAAGTTAAAGCTCTGGATAGAAAAGTTTAGTCCTGGTAGGTTTAATACAGTATTACTTGGTCCATATGTGAATTGAATATCCATTATACCCCTTCCCCTAGAATATATCCATTTGCTACTTGTCTACTAACACTTTCGGTTAATTCTCTACCGTCTAAGCTTAATTTGTTATCAATGTGTACTTGTATTGGTTGGTTGGATCTGTCTAGAGTTTCACCTAATAGGAAAGCTACTTCTCTAACAGTTTGGTTTCTCATTGCTAATAATTCTTCGCAGGTTCTTCTTCTCTCTTCCCTACGTCTTCTTGCTTCTTCTCTCCTTCTTTCTTCATCACTTTTTCCAAAGAGTCCTACTATGCCTGAAAACAAACCGCCTGCTACAGCTCCAAATACTGGTCCCATAGCAGAAGCCAATGTAGATGCAAGAAAGCCTTGGTCTTCCCCAGTAAAAAAATTAGGAAAACTTTTTTGTATCTTTTCTGAAAACTGGTCGCCTAAATCTCTGGTATAAGAAAATATAGCAGACTGTAGGTCGTTTAAAGATATTAAAACTTCGCCATCACCTGATACAATAGCTTCTGTATTTCTAGCCATTGCAACTGCTAAGTTGCCAGCAAATTTGCCGGTCGCTTTTCCTAGGTTTTGCAAGAAAGCTCTACTGTCATTCAGAGCTTTTAATTGCTCAGCACTTATCTTATTTCCTTCTGTAACTTTCTCGCCTATCTCGACAGCCTCGTCACCAATGAAATCAACTCCATCAACTAGTTCCTTTATTACAGTTTCGTCACCTGCTGCTAGAGCACCTCTAACATTTGCTGCCCCTAACCTTTCCTCTAATTTATCATAATTTTCTTCAAGTTGAGTTCTGGCTTTTGCCATTTGGTCTGCTGTTTTACCAGCCTCTTCACCAAATCTAAATAAAGATGAAACTACAGCTTCCCTACCGTCTGCGTGAGTTCCGTATTCTCTATGAATATTACTAAAGCTAAAGCCTCTACGTTCAAATTTGCCACTAACTAATCGATAGTCTGTCAATGCCCTGGTAAATGCATTGGTTAATTCTAAGTGTAGCTCTCCTGTTGTCTCTTTAAGTTGGTCCGTTAATTCTTTATTGCTTTCTGCAAGTTTGTCTTGTTTATCTAAGAATTCTGCAGCCTCAGCTTTAGTTATGAATGGAAATTGCTCTTGTAAAGAAGCTAGTCTTTGTCCCTTTGCAAAGTCTGCATCAACCTCTTTTCCAGCCTCAGTCAATAATCTATTGAAAAGTTCAGTCTGCTGTTTGTTTGACTCAGCCTGTGCTTTTTTAGCTTCATTCGCAGCTTGTTTAAATACATCAATTACAGACTTGCCTATATCGATTAATCCCAGACCGAGAACATCTGTTATTGCTGCTCCTATATTGCCGCCAACACTCTCAGCAACATGTTTAGCGGTGAGCCTTATTAGAGGTTCTGGTGTACTATCACTAACTGATTGTCCTACTGAAGATATTGACTGTTGTGCTAATTTTAGATTTTCTTGTCTTAACCTTTTCTCTTCCGCTAGTGCCTCTTTTTGTAATTCGCTAGTATCAGTAATAATTTTTTTTCTAGCTTCAAATTCTGTATCTATGTTAGACAAAGTCTGGACAAGACTACTTTCTATTCTTAGTTTTTCGGCTTTGTCGCCTCTGTCTGTTGCCTCTTGCTGTGCAACTCTAGCATCTTCAATAGCTTTTAATCTCTGGTCTTTAGTATCATTTATTAACTCTATTGTTTTGTCTTTTTCTTCTTGTAAGATGCTAAGTTTTTCTTCATCGTCTGCAAGTCTTGCGGCTGCTATTTTTTTGTTTATATCATTTTCAAATACTCTAAGACTTTTTAAGTGTTTCTTTTCTATTGCTGCTGTTTCTTTTAGAGATTTTAGTTCAATCTTCTGTTGGTCTTTTATCTGTTTGGTTTTAGCCTTACCTGTATCTTCATATATTTGTTTGGCTTTTTTGCCTTCGTCTTCAAGAAGTTTTAAATATTGTCCACTAGCAAATGCAGCGTCTGATAGTCTTCTGTTTTCAGAATCTCTACTAGCTTCGACAGACTTAACATGAAAGTCATTTAATGCATCTAATTGTAACATTAATGAATCTCTGTATAGTTGTCCTTCTTCTGTAGACGTGTCTGTATCTGCTATTTCTTTTAATAGCCTTAATCTTTTTTCTAATAAGGTTTGGTTTGCAGTGAATACTTCTTTGCTTACAGTACCAAACTTTTCTACATTTTCAGTAGCTAGTCTAAATAAATTAGCACTTAAAGTTTCTGCATCTGTAAATGCTAATATTTGCTCTCTAAATTCATTGGCTTGGTTAGCTACTATATCGGCTTCTCTAGGGCCTTCTTGTTTTCCGCCAAAGCCTTGATTAATGCCAGTTTTTACTGCCTGTGTAGCACGTTCATTTAATTGCTCGATAATATGAACATATTTTTCATACTCTTGTACAATTCTTTGAGCTTCTGTAAGCCTTTCTGTAGATATAGGACTAAGACTAGTGCCAGCAAATCTGTCAACATTTGGTATTTCTGTTATCTTTTTAGCTTCATCATATCTTTGTTTCTGTAATAAAAGGTATCCACTCAATCTTTTGCTTAGTGATCTTAGTTGCTCTTCTTGTGCATTTTCTAGCTTTAATAACTTTTCAGCGTCTTTAATTACATCTTCAAAAGGTGTTGCTATTTCTTTCTGTTGAGACTCCCATAAAGCAAATCCATCTGCTATTCTACCCACCACATTTGCTAAGCTAGTTAGTTTGTCATGTAGGTCTACAGCTCTAGCAGCTATTAAGACCATATTGCCTACAAGGTCTTTTGTGACATCACCTACGTTCTGAAATGCAATGCTTAAGTTTTTAGATAATCTTAAAGCTCCACCTTCAAACCTACCACCCGCATTAGTGGCATCAATTACAGCTTGCTTGAATACATCAAATGTAACATTACCAGCCTCCATTTCATCACGGAGCTTAGATAATGGTATATTTAGTCCTTTAGATATTTCTTCACCTAAGTTTGCAGCTCTAATGTTTAGTTGTTTGAATCTTCTTGCAGTTAATCTGTTTTCAGCTCTTACTTGTCCATATATTCTAGTAAGGTCTTCAATCGGTGCACCAACTGCACCAGCAATGTCACCTAACCTTCTTAAAGTATCGTTTAAGTCAGCTAACGGTATACCAAATGCAATTAGTTGTTTTGCAGCTCTAGCAATCTTTAAAGCTTCAAAAGGCGTTTCTTTGGCAAACTGTACTAAGTCTCTTAACTTTTGCTGTCCTAAAGCATCGGACCTAGTAATTACTTGCAAAGAAGTTCTTAAATCTTCGAGGGCAAATCCAAGCTTGAGTACAGCAGAGGTAGTTTGCGTAGCTACTGTTGCTAATCTTTTTAGTGATAGGTATGCAACTGCTGCTCCACCTAGAGTACCTATGACTCGTAGCTTTCGCCCTAGTTCAGAGAAAGCATTGCCTGTTTTCTTTACCTCTCTTGTAATAGACGTTAGTTGTGACTTTACAGGTTTTGCTCTTAACTTAATGTCTTTACCAAACCTTTTTTGAAGTTTTTTATAATTGCCTTCGAGCTTCATAAATCTCTTCTCAAGAGATTTTGCTTCACTTAAAGCTTGTCTAACATCCGCAGTTATTTTAAATTTTAAATCATTATCTCTTGGCATTTCCAACCTTATTGCTTTGTCTTATTTTAGCCATTTCCGACTTTTCTTCTTCTGCATAAATGCATTCTAGAATAGTAATATATTCTACCAATTTATTAGGTGTGTTATCTAGGTCTTTGTAACCAAATTTGTGTGTGTGCCACCAATTCATATATAGGTATGCATAGTAAGGATGTTCAAATTCTGATGAGCGAACATCTTGTGGAAATTGATAATACAATATTCTTTGGTGATATTTGTTTTGGTTTCTTTTGATGTAGCTTATTAGTAAGAGGGCAATCTCATAATCAAGCAAAGTTGATAGAGACAACATTGCATGCAATTCAACTCCCCCTGGTCTACTAAGCAACCTATCTAATTTTTTTTTTCAACTTCAGAGGTTCTAGTGTCTCTAGTCGCTATTATCTTCATTTCCGGATAGCCTTTAAGAGAAACTTCTTTTTTAACTTTTATTAGATGTTCAGAAGCTCCAACAGAAATCATATTAGTTAGACCGTTTGCAGCTAATACATCTAGTGTTTTTTCGCTAAGCAAATTGCCTTCAAATTCTAATGCCACGTCCACTTGCTTATGTTTAAGTTTAGTAAGAGAACATAATATAAGTTGTTTTCCCGCTTCATTGTCTTTACCCCCTTCAATCAAGGCCATAATGTCTGCACGCTGTTTGAATGTAAGCGGCTTAAATGAGCAGGTGGTATCTTTATCCAACTGCATCTCAATTTCAGTATCCATGGAAAATAACGACATTAACCCCCCTCTTTATTTAATAGAATCCAAAGGCTAATTCATATTTTGTATCAGTTGTCTTAATGTAAGACTTAAACTGTATTTGCTCCTGCATTAGCCCATCGTTATTAAGAACACTATAAGCTGTAGCCATGCAATTTGGCAAGTAAATAGCCATTACATCTTTAGTTTTCAGTACATCTGTCCTTTCAACAGGTGGATAAACTAACAAACTAAACTGCCTCTTAGTATCAAACTTAGTAAAGTATTCAGAAATCCCAGAATCGTCCATGTAAATAGTTAAACTACCAGTAATATCCCTTTCAACAGGATTGATAGCATCCCTAGTCCCAGTAGTATTAGTTATAGTTTCTTTAGCAGCTATCTTTATATCAGCTTGAACACTCAATTCCGCTACCTCAATAGACTCCCCATCTTGAAACACTTTGACACGCATAGATATAGGTGGGGATATGTTGTGATATACAACATTGTCTGTGAATTCTTCGTGCTTTTGCTGTTGTTTTAAGCCTTCAAAGTTAAATGTTAGGAATGGTAATTCGCCAGGTCTTAGTCCTTGTAGGCTGAAGCCGCTTCCTACGCATCCATTTGCCCATTGGTGTAACTTTCTATTAAATATCCTAGTTAGTGTCAGTTCTTGTGGTCTAGTGTTTATAGGCTTGTATGTCATTAGTGGTCGTACTTTGTTTCCTGTTATGGTTCCCCAGTTTCTATTAATTAGTGTTGTTATGACGTTGCCTGTGATTTTAGTTATTGGAGTTACAGCTTCTGGTTGTAGTGTTACTAGTTGAAATTTGAGTGTACCGCTAGTTGAACCTAGTAGGAATAGGTCGTCTGTTGCATTTCTAGCTATTCGCCATATTAGAGTGCCACCTGTTGAAAATGAAACACTGTTTGTATCATTTAGTGTTGGAGTTGCACTAGTTACTACTGCTTTGTTTCTAATGTCAGCTATGTTTACTACAGCAGAGCCATTGGCTGTGGCATCTCTTGCATTTGATACTGTAATTCTGATTTTTCCAGAAGCTGGTAATTGTAATGTAGTGTCTTTGCCTGTAGCAGCAGCTAGATAGCTTATCATAGCTCTACGTGGAGTTTCAGGGGCTATAAAATATACTCCATTAAAAGACAGGCTTAATCCACTCTCTGTAGATATATAAAGTATATTTCTAGAGTCTAATGCAATTCTAAATCGAGTGTTATTATCCTCTGCTAATACAGAATTTGAATCATTTAAAATTGTGCCTGTACCGGGTATGGTAGACTTACTACGCAACTCTTGTACGGATATGTTAAACATGTACCTTGGGTTAGCAATATCAACATTTATGGTACCTACTAAGGAATTATTAAAACTAGACAATACTCTAGCCACATTTGAACCACTAGTTGAAATACTGCCTCTCCCGCTTATAGCTGTTCTCACAGAAGGATTAACTACTGGATCAGGAAACTCCATAACTTCATCATGCTTAGGTATTAGCAACATATCACCTACAGTTAGGCTAGATGTATCTGCTAGAGTGATTGTACCGTTACCACTTGCAGTTGTAGTCAGTTCACCACTAGAGTCAGTTCTGTTAAACCCTTGTGCTTTTAATAGTAAGTCCCATTCTGGAGCTTTACCTGCTACGTCTCCACCTTTAAATTCAACGGGTATTGTAGCAGAAAACTTTCTAAGTCCTAATATGCCTGGTGGGTTTCCTAAGCCTGCTGTTAATACTTTTCTATCTTGTAGGTCTCTGGTTGGTCTAAATTCTAAGCCTTCTGCTAGTGTTTGGACTGCTTTGTCGGCATCTAAATCTATAGGTTCTGGAGCAGTTGCTCCAATCTGCATGTTGTATAAACCAATGTAGCTTCCAGGCCTAAAAGCTCTTCTCATGTATGGTTCAGACAATAATTCATTGTGATTTTCGCCAGAAATTTTAAATACTTGTGTCCAGACACTGCCGTCTAGTCTAAATAAAGTGGCACTGTCTACAGACCTAATATCTTGTGCACTTAATATTTGGTTACCAAATCTTGAATTTAAAAGATTAGTAGTATTAAGGTAGGACTCTAGGCCAACACAATAATATCTTCCGTCATAACTAATTAACTTGGCTATTTTATAACCTTTTCCTACTCCTGAATTCTGTATTGGAGTAGTATTATTAAATCCTGTAGGAGCAGCAACGTCTTCCCATGTAGCTCCGCCATCTATAGTAAATTGCATGGTACAATCAAAGTCTGGATTGTTATTATTAACCAAGAGCCTTTCCATCACAAGGTCAGAGTATATTCCAGTAATCTGATAAAAACTGTATGGAGTTCGTGCATTAGATCCAGTTGTCTCAAATGATAACAGAGTTGACCATGAGTTACCCTGGTCAGTACTTTTTAAAACAACCGATCTACTACCGCTAAACAAAAAACCAGGTGTACAACCTATATACCAATTATCTTGATTGACTATAAAAATATTTTCACTATTGTTACCACCTTGGTAATATCTCCTTCTTCCTCTTACATCATTGTAATAATATCTAGGTAATGTTGCTAATAGTTGCCAAGAATTATTCTTATATACTGCTACTCTCATTGCATTTCTAGTGATGTAATGTGGTCCAAGTTGGACCACAACACGGTTACCGTCACTATCAGAATATGCACCACTGTTGTATGGTGCATAGTCAATGGTGGAATCATAATTAAGCGGACTATTAGGTGCAATCTCTACAAAGTCTCTGTCTTCATATTTAAAGACTTTACCTCGCATGTCTGTAACAATAGCCTGTGGTATAGGTTGTCGACTAGCAGAAGGATGTGCAAAAAACAGTTCCCGTCTATGTATAACTTGAGCCATAGGGCACCTACCCTAGCCCATTAAAGCCGTTGATAAAGGAATCTTACTATGATCTGGAACCATGTTTGCCATTACTGAATCACAATCACAGTTTAGTTTTCTTATTTTTTCTGTGCCCTCTAAGAATTGATAACGAATCTTATTACCACAATCTACACAGGTATATTCCCAGCTAGCTGGTTCTAGCATCTTTCTTTTGTTAGACTTTTTCATGCTCGTTTCCCCAGTCCAAACCGCCTAAATCACCTGCATCGTCTACTATTTCTTCCGTTTCACATGGAGTATCGATATGGTCGATTAATTCAATCCCACCAATCATTGCTCCCATCTTAATAAGACCACCAATAATTGGACTGTCCTCTAATTCATCTGAAATTTTTCTAATTATACCCATTAATCGTCCTCGTATATGTCTGAATCGTCCCAGAAGTCGTCATAGCCTTCTTGGTCGTCATATGCATCTTCATATGCGTCTACACATTCGTCTACATATGCATCTTCAGTCATTAATAAAATCCTATTAGCAATTCTTCTCTAGGTTCAGTTTCCGAGGTACCAGCACTAAACGGTATATTCTCAGTTACTAGACCATCTGTATCTGGAGTTGTATAACCACTCAAACTACAGTTTGGCAAATAAAAAGCTATAATCTCTTTTAGTTTGCCAGCACTTGCACCAACATTACCACTAGATATAAATAAATCAAACGGTTGATGTACGTCAAATCTAGTGAAAAAAGGTGAAACATCCGAATCGTCTAAGAAGGCCACTAAATTACCAGTAATTTCTCTCTCTACTTGATAAACTGGGTCTTTACCATCCCCTGTAATAGTTTCCTTTTGAGATACTTGGTTAGATACATCCAAACTAAATTCAGACACACCTCTAGCTTGTAAGTCAGTATTACCTTGATAAACTTTAACATTCAGAGCTATTGGTGGTACCGCATCGTTATAAGTTGGTTCACCTACAAAAGAACTATGTTTTTGCTCTTGAGATATACCTTCAAAGTTAAATGTAGCAGTTGGTAATTGACCAGGTGTCATGTTACCAATTTGTAAACCACTACCTATACATCCAAAGGCATATTGTCTTAATTGCTTATTGAACATTCTAGTCAAACTTAAATAGATACCTTGGTCAGTAGGTTTGTACATTCTCATAAGCATTATTTTATCGCCTGTAATAGTTCCCCATGTTTTATTAACTAGAGTTGTTAGAGTTGTAGTACCACCTGAAGAAGATGCTCCTGTTATAGGAGTAACTACATCACCTGTTGATTCAGGTACTATAACTATAGTACCTACAGGTACTTTAGCTGCATCAGCATCTGCTATGTTCAAAGTACCAGTTCCTTTACCTGTTACTGCAACTTCACCTGAATCTGTTATGTTATTAAAGCTTTGAGCTTTTAATAATGAATCAAATTCTGGAGCTCCACCTGCAACTGAAGATGCACGGAGTTCACAAGGCACTGTAGCAGCAAAGTGTCTTATACCAGGTATACCAGGTGCCATACCTATACCTTTAGTTATAATAGCTCTAGTTGCTAAGTCTCTAGTTGGTGAAAATTCTAAACCTTCGGCTAATGTTTGTACTGCATCAGTTACTACTGGATCAGTATAAGTAGACTCTTCTTTTACAAAGAGTATACTTCTCTTCATTACTACATCTGCCATTTTGTCCCCCTGTTAATAGTTTGTTACTACCTCTACTTGTATAGTTATATCTGATCTTAATATTGAACCTTCAATTTCAATTAAAGGTTCTGCTACCTCTATGTTGTCCATTAATGTAATCCTATAGCTTTCATTATTGAATGTCACGGTTTCCCAGCCTTGTTTCAATAAATTTTTGTACAATGCAATAAGCTTAAGCTGTGTGTTATCTGCCACATTAGCAGCGTCTGATTTGTTATATATTTCTAATAAGCTAATAGTGTATCTTTTTGACACTGCTATTGTAGTATTGGTGCGTCTAATGCCGTTACTTGCATCTGCGGGCATAATGCTCCAGGTATAATCTATATTAGGATTATTTTCAGTGTTAGCAGGGTCTTCAGAGAAAACATATTGGTTCCCATCTACTTTAGAGAGTTCTGCAAAGTGTTCTGTAATTTTAGCTTTTAATTGATGTATTATCACCTATAAAACCCTATCTCTTTTTTAGGAGCTAGCTTTTCGCTAGGATCCAAAATGCCGTTGTTATTTAAATCTACTGATAATGTTTCAGAAGCGAACATGCTGTCAAACTTCGTCCTAAATTCTCTGTATTTGTATGTATATATGTCTTCTGGATTGTTTGCTAAGTGTCTATATATCTTAGATATAGTTAGAAACATTGCAGCTTCTCTAACTTCGTATACATCTATAATGTCCCAGTGTGATATTAGTTCATATTGTTTAGTTTGGTTAGAATATTTTTTATAACCAATGTTCCTTAATCTTTGCATTATTTCATCTCTAGCAGCTTCATGAAAATTTACAAAGGTCTCTTTTCCGAGGGGATAAAAGCCTTTTTTCTTGTCCATTACATCTGGGACTTCTTTTCTAATGGCTGCATCGTCTGAAAACAAAAGATTAACGCCATTTATCTTAACTGTATTTAAGTTAGCTCCATTAACATCAATTTTAATAGTAAGTGTAAATTCACCAACTGATTCTGCACCTGCAACCCATGTTCCGTTAGATGTTAAAGCTACATAATAGGCGTTACCATGATAATCTAATTTTAGAGCATTGTCTGCGTTTATTGTAGTAGCTTGGCCTGATATTCTAGGTTTGCTTAGTATATCACCGCCTTGAAAATGAAAAGTCCCAGTGCTAGAGCCAGATTCATTATTTAAGTTTATTACTATCCTGTCACCTTGTTTAGGTAAATAGTTAATAGAGCTTGGTATTGCATAAGAAGTTTCAGCAAGGGCAGCTCTAACAGCTTGGTTATTTACAACAGTAGTGTAATTATCTATAGCTCCACGCTTAGTGAATAGATGCCAATACTTTAATTGTGATGTATAATCACTAGTACGAAAACCTTCTGTTAAGTTTACAACACGCTGTAAATTTGTATTTACATCAGCACTATGATAATTGATTCTTACATTAGTAGCAGCTTGTGAATGAGTTGTGTAATCTGAAATATCAAATTCTACAAATCCAGACCTAGCTAATCCATGAGTATAATCAACTGCGTTCTCTATCTGTGCAAAGTTATTGTTTAAAGGATTAACATCTTTGTCTTCAAGTATGGCTAGATAAGTCCCATCGTCTGTACCATTTTCAACATCAAAGTACAGAGTATTAATTGGTTTATTCAAACCAACTAATAACATATCCCCTTGATCATAGTTAAATTCTATAGAGTCATTAGACGAGAAGGACCTAAGTTGCAAAGTGACATTTTCTATGGCATCCCTGTTGCCACCTAGGCCTTTTCTATACCAAAATATTTGGTAATCTAGCTCGTTATGCTCCACATTATTGTAATCCAGTTATCTTGTGACATCTGTTATTAATATCGTGAGCAACTTCGCCTCTACCAAATTGAAAGTGTATTTGCTCCATAGATTTTCCAGTATCAAAAGCACTAATAACATCTGTTAGCTGGTAAGCGTGGTGATAACATGTTGGATGGTAGAATAATGCATTAGCATTATCAGCACCAGTTGGATTCAAAATCCTAGATGTAGTCATTATGGTTTTGAAGTTTGTTACTCTACCAACTTCACCAGTCATAATTGGTGTATTACTTCCGTACTTACTTGCATCGGTAAAGTCTGAAATACCTACCATTTGTCGTCTTACACTTGGTGTAATCAACATATATCTGCTATCTTCATCTACATGGTTATCAGACAAAATTTGCTGTGATTCTGCGATTAAATCAAGAGTAATTTTGTTATTAGGTGAGCCAGGAGCAGCTTTTGTGCTGGTTGTAGTTAGCAATGAAGTTATTGCTTTGTTATCAATGTAAATTGCCCAGGCTTGTGCATTTGACCTTCCTATAGTTGATAAGAATGTAGATACACTTTGTATTCTAGTTCTTGGTGAAATTGTAAATTTACCAGCTTTCCAGTCGTCAAGAATCAACTTGGTGTTCTCAAATGCAATGTCTAAGTCTGGTATTTCCCCACCGTCAATATTCTGGTCGTCAGTGTACTCAGGTAAAGAGCTAACATAGAGTAAATCTAATTCATCCATGCCAGGACCAACCTCAGTGGTATGATCTGTTAATGTATTTATAACTACTGATTTTTGTGCTAAGGCTAGCTCGATAGTTACTGATATAATCGTAGCAGCCAGTTTATCGGTTCCGGTCTGTGCCATAAATCCCCCCCCAGGAATTGTTTTATTCTTTGGAGTCTAAAAGATAGGGTACAAACCCACCCAGTAATACCTGGGATACTCGATATGTATTATATTAAATGGTAATAAAGATTAAACAAGTCCCATAATTTGGGACCTATTTGTCAAGAAAATGTATTGATGGTTCTTTGTCTTGCATGCCTTTTTTAAGTCTTTTGACTCTATGGCCTTTTAATTCATTACTAAGAAACTGTCTTCTCTTATACATTGAGAGTTCATTCCAGTTATGCACACCAAGTCTACATTCACCATTTTTAGGCTTTTGTGGTTTAATTGTATTAATGTATAAAAATGGTAAAGCATCTTGTATAATTGGCTCTATTATTTTAAAAGCTTCTTCAAATTCCTTCTTTGGAAACGGCCCTTTTCTAGAGTGACCTTGCCTTTCCAAGTGATTATTAATAATTGATGCTAAGTCGTGATTTGATAGATACATATAATTCGTTAATCCAAATCAAGAAAAAAATAACTTTTCCATTTCTCAAGAAAATATTTCAGGTTGCCAACCTCCCATTTACAGCCATTTATAGTTTTTATCCCCTTTGCATTTAGTATTTCTACTGTTCTTTTATTATTTTGTCTTCCTGTCTTGCTAAGAAGGGGCTTTATGTGTGGTTTAAGCATTGCTAGATATTCTTTATCGACTCTGATAGGATATTTAAACACGGATTTGCATCTTCCGCTTTTATACGTCTTAGCAGGTTTCTCTTTAGTCTTTTCTATTTTGTCTAATTCTCTAAGGTGATCTGAAATGGTTGTCCTTTTTCCCTCTACAGCCTCGTTTAGAGCAGCTTCTCTTTGCTTTGGAGTAGACGTTCTCATGAATTGACCGTCCTCGTTAGCTTCGCCAGACTCTATGGTTGAAAGTATATCAGCACACAAACTATTTAACTTGTCTCTGTAAAACTCTACTTCCTTATATAAATCTTTTAAGGCATTTTTATAAAACTCTCTAACCGATACAGACATGATCTACTTCACCTCACTTGCCAAATAAAAACAATCATATACAAAAAAAAAAATCAAGTATACTCAATTTGTAAAATTTACTTAAAATTCTACATTGAAGTCGTCTGAAAGGTGTTTTTTCATTTTATTAGCGAATTTGGTATCGCTATTTTTAAGCACTATGTATAGCAGTTTTGCCCTTTCTTCTTGTGATAAGTCTTTTATCTGTTTTCTAAGCCTAATAAAGGCTTGTTTGTATTCTTCATATTTGGCCTTAGTTTTAAGTTTTTCAGCTTTTTTATAAGCCCTTATAAGGTATTTTATATGTCCAACTGATTCTTTGCTTGGCTTAGGCGGTATAATCATACTTGAAACGAATCAAACATCTTCACAAACCTTGGAGTAAACAGTTGACCATCAGAATTTTTAATAGAGTGTAAGAACATTTTTTCCCTTTCTTCAGGCTTTGCATTTCTTATTGCTTCTCTCTGTTTCCTCTCGTCTGATATATTGAATATTTCGTCATACATGCTAGGCTTGCCACCGTCTGTTTTAGGTTTAGGGTCAGTATTAGCACCAGTAGTCTTAACCAAGTCTTTATAATCCTCTCTAAACTTATCTGCGACCATGTCTACTGATTTTTCATCTACAGTGCCATCGTCACTAACTACTATAGAATCTATATCGGCAAATTGCAAATATTCTGGTTTTACAACGTTTAATTTCGCTTGCAAAGCGACTTTTTTAGCATTTTCAATATTTTTTGCTTTAGCTTCTTTAGCTTCTTTTTTAGCTTTTTCTATTTCTTCTTTTTGTTTTTCGTATAACTTTTTGTAGTTCTCTTTATTTTTTAAGTCCTCTTCCTCTTCTTCGTCCTTTTTCTTTTTAATACCATCTAGCTCTTCTTGGAGCTTTTTCATTTCAGACTTATACTTTTTTATGTCACGTATGAAGGCTTGCCTTTCTTTTTTATATGAATCTTCTTTATCGTCTTTTGTAGTATCGTCTTTTGTAGTATCTTCTTTTTCAGTTTCGTTTTCTTTTTCTGGCATCTTTTATTCCCCCTTAAGATGTTTATTGTTTTTTATTATCCGAGGACTTTTCTATTGGATTTTTGTTAAAGTCGTTAATGTCGTCCCCTCTTTGCTTTGGATTTGAATCCACCTCGCTTGAATGACCTGCTATAGTTGCATCGTCTTTTAACTTTTGCTCTCTTTCTTTCTTTAATATTTCTAATAGTTTGTCAATATCTTTTTGTCTGTATTCTGGATACAATCTTTTTAAAGACATTTCTAGACTTATCATGCCCATTTCTCTGGTGATTTGAATTTCGTCAAGGACCGCTTTGTCTGATTTGACTGGTTTAGATTCTTCATAAGAAATAATGAAGTCTTCAATAAACTTTTTGCCAAATGTCCTCTGGTTGTTTCTCTCATTTACCCTATCAACTAGAGTCCAGAACTTCTTTTCAAAAATTTTAAATCTAGCTGCTTGCTTTTTATGCAAGTGTACAGCGTCTGATAAATCAAATAGAGCGGATATACCAGTTTCTACATTTGTAGACGATAGGTCTGAAGTTTCACTTGGCATCACTCTCAAACCTAAACTTGTTAGATAAGCTTCAACTGTAAATCTGGCTAGTTTTAATTGAGCTTCAATTTCAACCTGTGACTCTATAGTACCCATTTCTGGTGGTGGTAAATTAGGATTTTTTTGTATACCTAAGTTAGTAATACCGTCTGGACTTAGTTTAAAATCATGATCTTCGTCTACATTTCTTATCCAAATAATATTGTGTGATTTGTATTGAGCTGCAAAGTTTAAGTCTGCCAATATTCTAGGAACTAACAATGTCATGTCATATGCACCTTCATTTTCTACTGGAGTTAAGATGTGTTTAGATTTGTTAAGGTATACGTATGGTATCATTCCATAAGGATTTTTATATGATCCACCTACAGAACCGTCCTCATTTGTCATACCCATATCTTGCATGTATTTTTTATCTAGAGTAATTTTACCACTATCAACTTTATAGATGGCCACTTCTTCAGAAGTCCAAACTATGATTCTACCTTTCATGTAACCTAGAGAAACTGAATTTCTAGACAACGGATCTAAATCCGTCATGCTTAGTGGCCTTTCCTCTAATTCTATTATTTCAATGAAATGACTTGGGTCTTGTGAATTTGTTTGGTCATTAGAGCTAACTATCATTCTGTTAGCTGGTACCACTCTCGCTTCAATCTGCATTGTGTCTTTATTAAAATCTACTTTAATTGCGGATCTGTTATGAGCATTGTAAAGTCTATTAGCTTCAAGAAATATCTCATTAACATTCATTTGGTTAGACAACTTTTCTAGATATAAATTATCTTCTGCACTGTTTAGCTTTCTAATAGGCGGTGAAGAATATATCTTGCTTATTTTTTCTACAACCATTTGTATAATGTTGATATATGGTATTCTTCTTTTAGCTATTTCGAATGAGGTGTTGCTTTTTATTTCAAGCCTAAGCATCTTAGTTATAGTGCTTATTATGTTGCCCTCTAGGAAATAAAACAGCTTTCTGTCAAAATCTAATCTACCCGCAGCTTCAGAGAGTAGTTTTTCTATTAACTTTTCGTCCAATTCACAGCCCCGCCCTTTTTGCCAATATCAAAAACCTTTGTTGCATAGGTTTTATGATATGTCTTCTTATATCGTTTATACTAAGATACATTCTTCTTGGTGGCAAGTGTGCACCTGCACCTTTAAAATGTATTAAAGCTAACCTACCTTCTTTTGTCCTACCGTCCAACACAAAAAATATCTTATTGCTTTGAATTACCATTTTCCAAGCTCTAATCATGCGACCACTCAATGTTAGGTTAGAGCTACTGGTTTCATACCATTGAGAAAATCTAATTGGATCTTTGTAGAAAGGATGCAAGCCTCTAGGGGTTTGCTCTTCGAGCCTTTGCCTTCTCTCTTTGGTTGATTTGGCTAGTGATGCAAACGAAACTCTAGTGCCACCCCATTTAGTTGCAGTCTTGCCATGCCTTAGGTTACTCTTGAAAACTGCTAGTGCAGGCCTAACCGCACTAGCAAACTTTTTAGGTTTGGTCTGAACTTGCCTTAAAAACTTTTCTAATTTTTGTGGTACTCTAGTAAAGTCACCAATTCTTTTAATCTTAACTCTCATTATCTTAACCTAGATGTAATTTTAGGATACTTTCTATTCATTGGTGACAAACTGTAACACAAATAGCCTAGGGCATCCGATATGTGACCTAAATTTTCGTCCTTGTTATCATAGGCACACATATCTAGGTCCTTTATTAGCATCTTACAGTCGACATTTATTTCTAACAATCTTTTATTAAACAAATTGTTTACTAAGTTGAATCTATCATGTCTTGTAGGGTTTGAAGAGTAAATTACATTAAACCCATGGTTCTCTATTATAGCTATATCTGTATAGTCTGATTTGGTAGACCTAGCTATTGCTGTGCTATCTGGTACAATATCTAATTGATCTGTTTTATACCTTTTTTTTAATTCAAGACACATTGCATTGGTATTTGAATCGTTTAGATATATTTCATCAAAGATACAAATCTTATCGCCTCTTTTAATGCCCACTACAGCCGTCATTGGATTAACATTAAAGTCCATACCAACACACAGCCTTTCGTCTGGTGAAAAGACTATTTTTTCTTTTGTACCTTGTACGTCTCTGTCAAATTCATAATACATTCTGCCAGACTTAACATTTACAAATTCACCGAGTAGTTCTTGACGAATCATTTTCTTATCATTGGAATCTATTATTGATTGAACATATTCTGGATCTAAATTGTGTTGGTTATCGTAGGTAGTAGTTCGTATTAACAGTCTATTGCGTTTTTTAGGTTTTTCAATGGCGTGAAAGTACTCGTATAAAAATCCATAGCCATTAGGTGACGAGGTAAATAATCTTACACATCTTCCTCGTTTATCTCTTACTCTTCCTGAAGCTACTGGTACTGCTTCCATTTTTGCATAGTCGACTTCGTCAAGCCACATGCCGCCAACTTCAAGTCCTCTAATGGCATGATAGTTTTCAAGTGACCTTAGGAATATTATTGTTTTTCCTATACGCAGTGTATGTTCTTGTTTATTTAATTTAAATCTTACACCAAGTAAATCACAAACAGCCATAAATCTTAGGATAGTCGAACTCATTAATTGGTTGTGTGTATTTGCAGCTATTAGATAGTTGCAAAGTGGATGGTAATATATAAGTCTTAGCATAGCTAGAGAACCAATGAAAGTTTTTCCGCTACCAACACCGCCTCTCAAAGCAACATACTTTTTGTCAGACTTAAAGAATAGCATCTGTGGCTCTGATAGCCTTAATACTCTTGCTTTAACTAGGTTCGAGTTCGTCTGTACTACCTGGTTTGTCACTTCCTAGTCGCTCCCTTTCTTCTTTAACTTCTGTGAGCTTTTTTAATAAACTTTCAGTATCTTTTTCTAAGTCGTCCTGTGACATAACCACAAATTCTGGCATTGCAGCTTGGTCTGAACCTAAGTCGTCTAACTGCCACATTTTTGTCATTGAGTTTATTGCAGACACTGCAACGTTAGGTGATCTGCCTCTTGTCTTTGCTATTATCTTAACCAGTGAGTTGTGTAGAAATTGTTTTGTTTTGATTATTTTTTGTGGCGTTAAATCACCTGTGGTTAGTTCTTCAACTTCTTTTTGAAGTTCTTCATCTAATATTTTTGTCTGTTTAACTGGAGTGTTAGGATTTTTGTAATATGTCATGCTTGAGTTTATTTATTTTCCACCATACACAGGTTTTCTTAAAATCAAATAAGGTTTTCCAAAGTGTGCAATGTTAGATATTTGAACTTTTGCACCATGTTTTTTAGCATATTCTATAGTTGTACATTTAGGTCCAGAGCCACTACCACCAGCCATAATCATATCATGACTATTTATAGCAAACGCTACATGGTAGATTCTGGTTCCGTCATGCCAGAATAAAAGAGCATCAGTTTGTGCTGTGTCTGTTTTTGTGTAGCCTAATTCATTCTGTGCAAATTCTGGTATTTGCCAACTAGACATGTCTTTTATTTCCTTGTCTGGATATAATTCTCTTAAGACAAGCAATACAAAGCCAGAGCAATCTAAACCTGTCTTTGGTTTGTTTCCACCATACACATACGGTATACCAAGATACTTATTGCCAATAGATGCAGCGCTTTTAGGTATCTTTGGTGTCGGCTTTGCTTTACCAGAATTAAAGAATACTGCGATAAAGAATATGGCAAATATAACTAATGCTATTAACCCCCCTATGCTCATGACTAAAATCTCATAAATATAGTGAAGAATACAGCCAGACATAGGACTAGCAATATGCCTATTGATAAGAATTTCCACTTAGCCTTGGCAAGTTTGGTATTAACTAGCTTTTGCTCTGTGGATTTGTTTCTTTTTTTGAATATTTTTCTAAGTATCCATTTCATACACAAAGACTAACATCAAACGAAAGCTTTTAATAGTATGAGATTTTCAGACTCTAGAATGGTATTTCAGGTTTCCATAGCAGAAAATCTATTTTCTTCTAATCTAAATGTTAATGTAACCTCATCTTTCCAAGACACACTTTGTATCTCTTTATCCTTTAACTTCTCGTACAATGCCTTTTCAGCGAGACCACGTTCTTTATACAAATATTTTTGTCTTTCAGACTCAATGATAAAAGTATGGCTTGTCACTTCCCACTGATCACAGGAATCACAAGTACAACCATCATCTTCGATCACAGACACATAATAAGTGGGAAGAGAATCATCATGCGGCCCGCCTTCGGTATGTACGGCAACAGACCATTCTTGAGACTTGCCATTCCAAGCCAACTGCCAAACCTTACACACTAACTTCATTCTGTTATCCAAAGTCATTAGTTATTTTTCCCAACTTTTTTTGATGGCATGAGCCTCTTTAGACGAGCGTGGATGCTGTCTCACATATCGATGATCGTCCACAACGTCTATGTAAAAAAGCTCCCAGTATCTTTTAATGTCCTGAATCAAACTTGATCTCTCTGTGTACAAATTGTGGTCACCCTGGACATACGCTAATGCCAACATTTTTTCGTCAAAATTAAGTTCATGATATGTTATTAATTTGTGTTGAATCAGTCTGGCCCCATCACTGTTGCCAAGCTGTTTGGATGTATTTTTACATCTTGTGTAATATGTTTGATAATCTATCGAACTAAATGCTGGACTTGGCTTTTTAAATTCTTTATGAGTAAGTTTACTCATATTATCCCGCCTCCGGTATAGGATTTTCTTGCAATTTTAATCCTGTACACAATTTATTCTTCAAAAAATCTTCACATACAAATTTTCTAAGATCTTCTGCTAATGTAAATTCTGTTGGTGGAATTATGTCTAAACACAACTGTACATCATAACCACTAACCCTAACTGTTTTGTGACTTCTCAATAGATGTAGAGTTCCTACCATGTTTTCAAATTTGAACGTTTTGTATTCAGGCCCTGGACCAGTTATCGACATTTCTTCTGTTGCTTTCCAATCTATGAAACAATGCAAATATTTGTTTTTCGGGATATATTGAAACAACACCAAATCAAATACTGTTCTCGACAACATATCTCTTATCTTACCATTAAGAAGCCTTTCGTTATTCATCATTTAACTTCTTTTAAAAATTTATCTGTTTCTTTTTTTACACTGCCACTTTCAGGCTTTGAAGCTTTATTCCAAGTATCTTTTTCTGGGTCGTCACCTGTAGAAATTAAAAAGTTCTGCATTAGACAATACTTTCTTGAACCAGTCACAGCAATATATACTCCCTTATCCTGTGCATTTTTTCCTTGGCCAGGTGAAAAACACTCGAATTTATCTTCTGGAACATCAATATTAACAAATTCAAATTTACACAATATTGTGTGTATATCATTTTCTTTTCCAGACAGAATAATAGGCTGTGCTGGATTGACAACGCCTAAATATCTAAAACCTACACGGTGTTTGAACAGTAGAGGTTTTAGGTTTTCATTGATTTGTAATTCTGTAAGGTAGTTATAGTTTGTCTTGCCATAGTTTACTTTTCCACCTTTTTTCACATATGACAATTCATGTGTAATATCATGCATCCTTTCTGCCAAAGACTTAAATCTAGGCATGGGTATTGCTTCGCCTTTTTCATTTTGTTTTAATTTGCCATCTTCGACTACAAATGTTTTAGCAAATGCATCTACACAAGCCGCTATAACATTAAAATTAGACAATACGTTATCTGTGGTTTCCTTAATCATGTATTAAACTCCTTAATCAAAATATATTCTTTTTTCTATAATAAGATTCTCTAGATAACTAACAGGCTGTCTGTATAGTTTCAACACAAAAGTATAACTTTCATCATATCCTTTGTCTTCTGGTATGAAGTCCACTTCAATTTTTGCCGGCTGGAACATATCTGAATTATCCAACACCATATTTAAATCATCCAACACCAAACCACTGTTGTCTCTTTGTACTTTAGACTCTAGCAGTCTTCGAATCACACCGTGAACATCAAGCCCAAAGTGAGAAAGTAGTTTGGCAATATTGTCATAATCAACATTAAATTTAAGGTCCATATCGAATAAAAACCCTTTTTCTTCTCCTAAATAATGAACTAATAACTCGACTGTACCTTCAACTTGGTTATCATCTCCAGTTAATATGTTTATCGCCTGTCTATTAGGCAACCTATCAGTTTTTAAGTGGCGAATGCCAGCATTATAACAAGCACCTAAAAACAGCTGCTTTCTAAGTCTTTGATTTTCACTCTCTCTTTCTGGATACATAATGACAATATAATATATAAGGATTCTTTATTTGTCAAGTTTTCTTGAGAATACTTGATTTTTTATAAAATTGTGCTATATTCTTAGTAAGAGAGGTGAAATATGAAGATAGATAAGGAATTTTTTATATATTTGTTTGTTTTTGCGGTGTTGCCGTTTTTGATTCTGGGTTATTGCGAATCTAGAGCTTCGGAACCTGCTAATTCGGAAGTGAAGTTTCCGATATGGCAGGAAAGTTTGTACGTTAATGAATCTAGACACACAGAATTGATAGAGCGTTGTACATTTGCCACTATGTGGACAAAAGATGAGAGAAATGCTTTTACTAGGTCACAGGGTTTTGTGCCTGGGTATACAATGAGTAAGATATTGGATAATTTGTCTGAAAAAGAGTTTGGTCAGTTGTACGATATTGAACCAATGTCGATACCGTATAAACGTGATGGAAAGGAAAATATTATAATTATGGATCGTGCTTGTAATGTTCTTAGAGGTGCTACTAAATTTGTGTTGGATGAATTTTTCGAATGGTATTCTGGTCAGAGACCATATTGCTTTGGTTTAGCCCATACCAAAGGTGAGTGTGCTTTTTATTCAATCTATGCTGCTGCTGCATTTACTGTTGCCGGTGTTGGTGTTGCAGGATCTAGCACATGGGCAGTTAGTGCAAATGTTGCACATACTGAAACAGAAGGTGACGAGTATGCCGGTGGTGGGCCTATAGGCACTGCGATTAAAACTTTACTTTATTTTCTGTTAGATTATGGTGTTGGCAAGGGGCTAGATGCCACCATGAAACAAATTAAAAATAATCCATGTAAATTTCAACCTGATACATGGGACGGTTCACCTGTAACATGTACGGCAACTAGCATAGGAGATTAACGGTGCAGACAAGACTTAATATGAATAATTTTATTCCAGTTTTTTGTGGTTATAATTATGAGATATTTCGAGACAAGATTTGTTTCTTATTGGCAAATAATTTAAAAAAAACTTGGTATGCAAGCGACATCAATTTAAAATTGCAGTGTGAGGAATCTAAAGATTATGCAGAGACAGTTTATGACTTATACATACCCCCTGAACAATCGTTAAACTTGCATAAAACTCCTAAAAGGAAACAAATAGTAAAAGTTACTTATCTTGAAGATAAAAAAAAAGAACCTATTATATATTCAATCCTTGCTACTCCTAGATTGATGCTTGATAGAATGCAAGAGTATGGCATGTTCGGGGAAGATCAAATATTGATTTTTCATTCTAAGGAATGTCAAACAGTTGTATCATTTTCGCTATATATATCCCGAGGTAAAAATGGGGAAGGTTGAATCAATAGATGTATAATAAAGTATATCAAGGTAGTGCATACCATACTCTATTGTCACAAGTAACTGCAGAGTCTGTGGACCTAGTATATATTGATCCACCGTTTTTTTCTCAGCGAACGCTAAGAAAAAGAAAGTCTGGTCACAAGTTTGAAGACTCCTGGGATTCAATAGACGACTATACGAGGTTCATAGACCCTATACTCAGACAATTAAAGGATAAGCTTAAGCCTACTGGAGTGATTTGTGTACATTTAGATTTTAGAGCAGTTCATTATGTGAAGTGTAGTATGGATAAAATGTTTCCTAAATTCATAAATGAAATTATTTGGAATCATGACAGGTGGAATCCAAATCCATTTACTTTTCTTAATTCACATGACACTATTTTAGTTTATGGAAAAAATAAAAAATATACTTTCAATAGACCAAATAAACAATACCGCTCCGCTAGAGCAGAGTTTGATTTTCAAAGAGGTTATACTACAAGAAGTGGTGATTCTAGATACTATCCAGACGGCAAATCAACTAGAATAGTAATTGCATATGATATTAACAAAGTTAATGAAGCTATTAAAAAAGGCATACTAGTTAAAGGTAAAAATTATGATAAAATTGTAGAAACAAGAAGCTCTGGCTACAGAGTTGAAAGTGATGTTTGGAATATTAATATACTAGGAAACTCGTGTAGTGAAAATGCAGAATATCCAACACAAAAACCTCTTAAGTTATTGGAAAAAATAATCAGAGCATTTTCAAACAAAGGTGATCTAGTATTAGACTGCTTTGCAGGTAGCGGTACTACGCTTGTAGCGGCCGATAAACTGCAAAGAAAGTATATTGGTATAGATAACAACCCTGATGCAATAAAAACGATAAAAAGCCGTTTAAAGGACTATACACTAGAGATGTTTTAACTTAGGAATGCTCCAGGTGGACAACGTAGTCTCTTTAGAAGAATATAAACAGAAGAAATTCAAAAAGTTGCTTGATGAAGCATTAAGTTGGCTGCCAGAGGGACAACCAAAGCTAAAGATAATTAAAACGAAAATTTGTCCTCACTGCAAGCAGCCAGAGATAGTAGATGAGGAACGTATCGCACGATACGAGCTATGCAATGAACCACCTAAAGACTTCACTACCTACGACAAATGGTGTCCGTTATGCGGTCAAATTAAGTACTAACCCCCCCCCTATTTTTTTAATAATGGGGGGCGGGTTATTTTTTTTTGTTTTTTTTGTGTTGGCAGGTACCTAACTCCAAAGGCAAAAACAATTTGA